AATAACTTTCCTAACAGTTTCCAGTGCTGCTGATTGCTCGGGTGTCAGATTAGCAAATTCATCGTGCTGGTTGAGTTGAGCGATTGTTTGTGCTGCGGTGTTCTGCGCAAGAGACTGTTGCTGCTGAGTCTCTAAATCTCTCAACCGCGTAGCAAGTTCTTGATTTTGCCTGTCCAGGTCTGAGCGTACACTGTTTACTGCTTGCTGTGCGTTTGTGACGAGTCCACGATACTGTTCAGGAACTGTGCTGACATCGACCCTTTGAAAGTCTATGCTCGACGGATCAAAAGTGTCTTGGGATGCTTCCGCAGAGTGTCGTGCACCGTCATCGCTCGAAGTTTCTGAATGAGTTTCGTCAGGCGAAGCTACCGTCTTTGTGGAGATCTCTTCGAAAAGACCATCTCCCATCGATTCGGCAGGCTCCGGCGACAAGTCATCAGAAGGTGTCTGAGCATCTTGTGCCAAGTCTGTTTCTGCCATGTTATAAAAAACCTTTCAGTTACATTTTTGCGGTTGATACTGCTTCTTCTTCGCTTATATGCCACGCACTGCCATTGTCGGCAATGTCTTGTTGCCGTTGTGCATTGGTTTGTTCGTGCTTCCATGCTTCGTGTTTGGTATTTTCGCTTCTGCTCATGCCCTTTTCTTTCCACCCTGTCTCTTCAAGACCATGCTCTCTCAGCTGACGTTGTTTGTCTTCAACAGATGAATATGTCAGCCCTGTCTGTATATCTGTATAGGGATAACCTTTTGCGGAGTATCCGACAGTATGTGATGAGTAGTCTTGTTCCATAACACCCCCACATAAGCATCTCAGCGTCTGTGGTAGGGTGTTTAGAGAAAAATACTGATCGATCTTGGTATTTCCGCATGAGCATTTGAAGTTGTATATAGGCATGTCTACCCTTTACTGTGCATTTGCTTCTACATTTGCCTGTACCGCATTTGCGGTGTCTTGGGCTTGTGACCGTGTAACAGAGATAAGGTTGGTAGCTTTTGACTGTTCTGATGGGCGCGTCTGCCTGCCCCTTGTGCCACCTTCTTGATTCATCAGCTCTTGATGTGCCTGGTTGTGTTGGTCGCGCACTCCGATAGCTTGCTGTTGCTGTTCTGGTAACAGCTGCTGAAACTCTGCGGTTTGCTCAAGCTCGTTATGTACTTGCATATGTGTCTGATTATCTTGCCCAGGCTGCGGTGGCAGGTATGTAAGGCGCGACAGATATACCACATTCTCCATCTGTGCAAGCCCTTGAGCATCTGGGCTAATCTCTGGCTGTAACATCTTGTCGAAGTTGACCTTACGGAAGGCCGTTCCGAGCAGTTTTACCACTTCTTTCTTGTTTGTAGGGAATGGCATAGCTATTAATCTGTCATACAATGCCAACGTGTCATTACGCTCAAGACTTTCATTCAACACCAGCATAGACCCTGGATCTATTTCTACGTCCCAGCGACCATCGAACCACCACGACTGCATAATCCCTGCTAAGAAAGGCTCCCCTTCTCGTGAGATATTTATGGCGAACTCGTTGGGAAGGAAGCGTTGATCTGAGAACATGTTGAACATATTGGTAATGCCCCAGCGATACGCATTTGCTACTGGTACTTGCATCCATTCCCTGTTTATCTCTGTAGCCGAAGCACGTATCGCTGACTCTGTAGCAGAATCGGCACCTGGTGCGTCTACCTGTATGATCTCTGCTTCGTAGGAACGGGCATCACGCTCCAAATTTACCTGGTCGATAGGTGCTGTGCCGAAATCGATAGGTTGTAAAGCGCCTTGCGGGTTGTTTACCCACAGCACTGTAGAGTCTTCAGATTGGTCGAGCTTGTCGGGAAGTGCCTGATTCGCTTCTTTCTCTGCTACATCTCCCAATACGATACGTTTAAACCTTTTCAAGAGATCTTGGCGACGTGACAGGCTGTTGACAATCAGTTGTTCGACATCTGCTTCATATGCCATCATCGGCTGACCATAGAACTGATCGGAGATGTCATAAGACATGGTGTAATAAGGAAATCCACCCGTTACCAGATAGCTGTTCGTCGCTTCACTGGCTACTATCATGTCTTGACCCGTCAGTGGGTTTACCTGGCTGATGGGGTCATGGCGCAACATAGGGTCGGGAATATCTTCGATGGGCTGTTGTATGTCGTTGGCGAATACGATGCGACGACGGTGTACCCTGTCATGTATCTCGTACAAGAGCACCATCTTCTCCAAACTTCTCGCAGCATTTATTGCCTGGTCATCATTTTCCTGTGTATCGTTGAACTCGTGGCGCTGGTATATATCGCTTATCGCTTCGCCAAATCCTTCATCTTGTGTTTTTGCTACTGGGACGAACTGGTTGCGGAACTTGCGGAAGCGTGGATCTTTCTTTACAAATTCTAACGGCACAAACTGTCTTTCGATAACATCCATTGCCGTGTAGAAGTTGTGAGGAGCAACGAGTGGGTCTACCAACAGGTTTTTCGCAGATACCCAGCAGATATATGGAAAATCTTCCTGCATATCGTCAGAAGAGACATATGGTGCTACTGCATCGGCACCTGGTGGGTTGTAGCCGATCTTGAGATAAGAACGGAATGTAAACAGTGCTTCAAACATGCACTGGTGCACTTCTCGCTTCATCTGTGTTATCTTCATCGCCTGATTGCCAGCACGCTCTAACGTGTCTTCAGCATTTATGTTCTCATCGAGTAGTGGCCCTTCGTCCATGTGTATAAATATTCTTGGGTAGTTATACGCTACAGAAGCGATGAGCTTGCGCACCAAAGGATAAAACCGAGACACTTTGACGACATGTTTCTTGTCCATACCTGCTACGGAAAGGTCAAGGTTGTACCGGCAGAACAGTTCGTCCCATACTACGCGCTTTTCCTTCATCCACTTCTCGCGCTGCGTTATTTTCTTGTGCCACTGCTCTATCTCTTCAGTTTTCATTAAAATGGCTCACTGTTATTACTGGGGTCTAAAACCTGTTCAGGAGCATCCGCTTCTAATCGTATTCTTTTTCTGTCTCTCTCAATAATACGCGCCATAGCAGGATCATCTACCTGCCATCGTTTTTGCCACTGCGCATCGTTTAAGATACCAGACATGGCCTGTCCTGGTGTCTCATAACCCAAATTATCATTCATGCGCAATGCTTGGGCAGCATTACTATCCAATAAAGCATCCATAGCAGAATTTCCCGTTTGCAAATTGCGCCTACGTGGTAAAATTGGCATTATACTTTTCTCACATTGAAATATTTCTCTGCAAATATCGCTTCCTGCCCACCACGAATACAGCACTTTACGATTTCGCCCTTTTCAGCATCGTGCAACGCTTGTGGTTGTGGGATATGGTCGGGCATCACATGCCCTTTTAATGTCTTGTCTATAGCTTTTCGGAACATGACTGTTCGCGATGAATGCCCTTCTTGTGGACAAGACCACTGCCATGCTCCCGATCTCTTTGGCATAACATAATCAAACTCTTCATCCCAGGGTATATTCAGTTTGGGAGCATCCAACTTATTCCCACGAGAAGGTCGGAACATTCCCAACGTCCCTAACGACACCATAAATTCCATTCTATTCATGCCAACTCCATGACATTAAGTTCTGCCTGACGAGCACCTTCTATGATGTTTGCACCATATCGTAAGTCCGTATTTTTTCGTCTTACAACACCAAATCCCCTGCTCCACGTCGTATCTAATATCCTGCCCATCAAAGACAGACAATCTACCGCATCATCATTCTTACCATGTGGGAAGTGCAACATCTCACTGACGACATCATCAGTCCAGTGGGCATGTTTGGGAAAATACAACTTACCCATAGCCGTTCTTCCCCTGATACTCTGTGCTCGCTGTGCCTTGCTCTGGATACTCGGCAAACTGTTGATGTTGCAATAAACACGGCGCTCTTTCATGATCTGACGAAGAAATGGCCCTACCGACGACTCTATCTGTCCCCTTTCCCCTACCCATTCTAACGGTTTCCACTCCTTCATCATCGTAATCTGTACTTCTACCCACTCATCAGAAGAACTCTGCGCCCTGTAACAGTCCAAAACATATATGTTCGCTTCCTGGTCGATGCCGAAGACCATATGGACGGTATAGTCACCCCCCTTGTCTGTTACGGCATAGTCAGATGTCGCATATATCGTCAAAGAACTCGTCTTGGGACGCTCTTCGTAATAGTTTATCCATTCTCTGTTGAAAAATTCACCATCATCAGGGACAGGGTTCTGCTGATACATCGCACTCCAATAGCGGTTGCCACCCTGCGTTGAAAGGATTCTCCGTGTCTCTTCCAAAGTCTCTAAAGAATACCACTCCGGCCACAGTGCTGCTCCCACTTCCCGTCCCAACACATCGTCATACTCCGCAATGGCGGGCAAACGAAGAATATCCCACTGCTGACCACCATTTTTCATGTCTTCCAGCAATCTTCCGCTAAGATCGTCCTCATGCCATCGCGTCTGCACCACGACAATAGCGCCATTAGGCTGAAGACGGGTATAAGCAACAGTAGCAAACCAATCCCATACTTTGTCACGAATAAGCTCCGAATCTGCTTCCGCAGCATCTCTTATCGGATCATCGATAAGAAAAAGGTCTGCTCCCCGTCCCGTAGTGGCACCCTGCACGCCTACGGCCATGTAAACACCGTCTTTGTTGGTATGCCAACGGTTAGAAGCCTTAGAATCCTGTGCCAACTGCGTCTCGCTAAAAATCTTGCCGTATTCTGGATCAGATATCGTATTTCTT